TTTATTTAAGATACGATAGCCAACATATACCATAGCAGCCAATAGTGCGATAGCAATAATGAGTTCCATATAAAAATCTCCTTAGGCTTTTATTTATAGGTAAATACTGTATGACATATAATTTTATAAAATGGTCTCTTATGGAACAGACAAACACACCAAAAACTCTCGAACTTTATGATTTACCTTACAGTAGAACAGATCTAGATCCAGCAATTAGTAAAGAAACTCTCGATGTACACTACGGAAAATTAGCTAAAGGGTATGTAGATCGTTATAATGCTAGCGAAGGTGATCCAGATTTTAACGAATCCGGAGCATATCTACATAATATACTGTTTGCGCAGTATAAAAAACCAGAAACTAGCAATCTCCCAACAGGTGCTGCTCTAGAATTTATTGAAAAGCATTTTAAAACTTTTGAAAACTTTGTGGAAAAATTTGAAATTGAAGCTATGAAGCTTCAGGGATCAAATTGGATCTATTTGTCTAAAGACGGAAAAATCAAGAGCATACCAAATCATCAAATGCGTAGCGATATTGTTTTGTTAATCGATTGGTGGGAACATGCTTGGTTTTTAGACTATGGTGCGGATAAGAAAAAGTATCTAGCAAATCAATGGAAGATTATTAATTGGGAAATTATATCTGCTAAAGTTCACTGATATTTTTTAAGCTGCTAGCTGGCATATCCCATACTGTTCTTCGTTCTACACCCTTTCTCTGCGCAAACTTTTTAGCATCACACGTTGAGCAACAATGGAAAAAATTGTTGCTCAATCTTCTTGGGTCTATATTCCCTTTGTCTCTTTTAAAGAGTTGTTTACAGTTGTCACATCTTAAAATTACAATAGTTTTGTAACGAAAATAGTGATGTACTATGTCCAGTTTACTTTTTCTAGTAAACAATTGCTTTTCAACTTCGGTACCTATATACATTTTTATATTTACATTCGGATTACAAAATTTTCCTATAAATAGCATAAATGGAGATTAAAATGATTAATCTTAGTGATAGTGCTATTAATAAGATAAAAGAACTAATTGATGAAGAGGGAAATCCCAATTTAAAATTAAGAGTGTTTGTCCAAGGCGGAGGATGCTCTGGATTTCAATATGGGTTTATGTTTGACGAGGAGCAAAACGAAGATGACTTCGATTTTTCGTTTAACGGAATTACACTATTAGTAGATAGTATGAGCAGTCAGTATCTACAAAATGCAGAAATAAATTATATAGAAGACATTTCTGGTTCGCAATTTACAGTTAAAAACCCAGATGCTAAAACTACTTGCGGTTGCGGAAGTAGCTTTTCTATTGACGAAAATTTATACGACGACATTGGAGCATAACTAAAAATGGCTAGAAGAGTAATTGACATTGGTGTTCAGGGTAATGACGGAACTGGGGACAGTATTAGAGAAAGTTTTAGAAAAGTAAACGAAAACTTTGTAGAACTTTATGCTGTTTTTAATCAGGGTGACACAATACGTTTCACAGATTTAGATGATGTTCCTGACGAACTAGGTAGTTTTAAAATTCCTATGAGTTCAGCTGAGGGTGATCTTATTGAAATGAGATCACTAGTTGAAGGCGAAGGTATTAGTATTGACTACGAAAACGAAAACGGGGAAATAATTATTTCTTCTACTTCGAGTGAAGTTTCAAGCGATTCTAGTCCGACCCTAGGCGGTCCTTTAAATGCTAACAGTTTAGGCATAGCAAATACTTTAGATTTTAACGATCCGTCTGCAATATCATTTGCAGTAAGTCAATTTAACGCTACACACGGAACTAGTGTCACTGCTGACAGTCTACTTATTGATCGAGGATATGCAGATTCTAGATATGTAAACATTTCTGGCGATACCATGACAGGTGCTCTTAATGTTCCTGCAGGTGCTACCGGAACTCAAGTTCCTAGAATAAATGAAGTAGTTAAAAAAGCCGGAGACACAATGACCGGAATTTTAACTTTATCAGATCATCCCGGAACACTGGCAGGTATAGGAATAATTAACGGAGACGATGACTTACAGGCAGCAACTAAATTATATGTTGACAACAGTAGCTTTACCAGTGCTACAAACTTATTTGTAGCTACTAGTGGAGCAGATGATCCGGATCCTCCATACCCCGAAGGAAAAGAAGGGCGAGCCTTTGCATATGCTTTTGCAACTCTCAATAAAGCAGCACAACTAGCTGAAGAAGTATTAACTTACAATCGTGCTAGACCAGGTCCTTATAAACAGACAATTACTTACACTATAAATGATGTAGCTATTTCGTCATTAATTAGCAGTGTAGATCTTGTTTCATCTCAGACCACAGGAAATCTTGAAGCAGCAGATATACTAGATGCAAACATAGAATTTATACAAAAAGAAGTTATAGAATATATCAATACTGAATACCAAAATTTAATCTATGATGAAGCAACCTGTGAAAGAGATGTTGGACTAATAGTTAAAGCAATTTTATTAGATTTAAGAATTGGCGGAAATTATCAAACAGTAAACGCAGGTCTAAGTTATCGAAGAAACGCCAGTGCGAGATTTGCCAGCTCAACTCAATTAGAAGAAACTGCTGCTGGCATTGAGTATGCTCAAACTGTAGCAGGAGTAATACTCAGCGAAAATCTTGCCTATGAACCTCTTCAAGTATTAGTAGCACCACAGTATCCAACTGATCTTGGATATTCGATTCCTATTTCTTCTATTAGAACCAATGTCAACGACAAGTTTACAGATATTATCGATATATTAAACACAGGTATCAGTGCAGCACCGACAGTAGACACAGGTAACGGAACATATTACATAGAATGTAGTAATGGTGGAAATAGCAGCGTAGATCAAGGCATAGCAGCCAATAGAGATATCATTGCTGGTAAAATTCTTAGAGGACAAACATCCGGAGCGACAGGCAAAATTGTAAGCTACACAGCAGATTACGATCCTGGTTTCGACGACCTAATAGAAGTGCAATTATTGCAGCCAATTGAATTTGAAGTTGGTGAAACTTTAGAATATGCAGAAAGCATAAATCAATCTGAAATTACAATAAGAGTCGAAAGTGGATCCTATGAAGAAGATTATCCTATTCGTGTATCTGCCAACGTATCTATAAAAGGAGATGAATTCAGACGTGTCTTAATCCGTCCTAAAGATAGACCTAGTCAAAGCCCATGGAGAGGTTTATTCTTCAGACGTAATATAGAACAAGATGGTATTGATAGTGTATTAACAAGATCTGGATTTGACATACAGCCAGTAACTATTGACTTAGGTACAGATAGATTAACTGCTATCACTGCCTTAAAAGCAGGGGCAGGAATCAGACTAAGAAGTACAGGTTCGTTACCTACACCGCTGACCACTGATGCTGTTACCAGTGGCGGTATTACTTTAACAAAAGTTTTTTATGTTAGAGATGTAGTAGGATTAACTTTCAAATTATCAACTACTCCAGAAGGAACAGCATTTAATCTTACTGGTCTAAACAGCGGAATACACACCCTAATTCCTGAACCACTGAACACTTTAGGAGCAACCTGTGTTATTGGAATATCCAGTATCGCTAGAGGTACAAGTACTATTATTACAACAGCATCTGCTCATAATTTAAAAGACGGTGACAGAATTACCTTTGCAGATGTTGGTGGCACTACTCAACTAAACGGAAATACCTATTACGTTAAATCAAGTTTATTAACAGCAACTCAATTTGAGTTGCACAATGCAGAAGCATTGATTGCAAGTACTAGAGTTAATAGTACAACATACGGTGCATTTACTTCAGGTGGATATGTAAAAGCTTTCATCGAATACGGTTATCACTATCTAACAGATCCAAGATTACCGTTATCAAATACTAACCCTGCACTTAATAACAAGTTAATTGATGTTTTCTTAATGAACGATGCAACTATTTTAAGAAACATTACTGCACAAGGGCACGGCGGATTTATGATGATATTAGATCCTGAAGGTCAAATTTTACATAAATCACCTTACTGTCAAACTGCAACCAGCTTTAGTCAAAGTACCCATACTCATAGATTTGCTGGCGGTCAATATATTGACGGATTCACTGGAAGATTAGGAGCTACCGTAAGTCTATCTGGATCGTTTGTTGGACCATTTAGAATTGCGCTGACTGGATTAGTCAGAAACATAAACACTCCCACAAGCTTTTTCTATAATGGATTTAGATATCAAATTAATGCAGTTATTAGATACACATCTGGTACTGCATTTGTTGTACTCGATGATAGTACACCTTGGGTTGAAGATCCGACTCAGGGAATACTAAGTCCAGCATTACCCGGAGGTATTAGAGTTATTGTTGAAACTCCTGGTTATAGAAGTATGTTGGCCAACGACTTTACACAGGTTAACGATTTAGGATATGGTATTGTAGCTACTAATAACGGCTATACTGAACAGGTCAGCACATTCTGTTATTTTAATCAAATATCTTATCTTTCAGAAAACGGAGGGCAGATACGATCAGTAGCTGGATCAAACTGTAATGGTGTATATGCATTAGTAGCAAGAGGGAGAGATCCTAACGAAGTCCCAGATATTGTTAGTTTAGCACAATCATTTGTACAGGTAGCTCAGGTATATAAACAGGGAATATTAACAGACGGGGACATCAATGATACATTATTTTATATAAGAAAATATTCTTACGTCCCGTTTAATCAATCAGAAATAGAAGTTGATCATGGATCTAGCGTTGGCATAGTAAAATACACAATTAGTAGTGCAAGCGGTACTGGTGAGATTGCGTCAACAGATCAAGTTACAAAAACAATATTAACAGCAGATAATACAAACCCTATAAGAATTACTACTTCGGCAGCACATACCTACAGCGACGGTTGGTTAGTAAACATATCCGGCGTTAGTACTATGATACAAATCAATGATCAGGCCTACTATGTTAAAGTAATTAATCCTACACAGTTTGATCTTTATACAAACAGAACTTTAAAGAGTGAATACGGTGTTGACGGAACTGGTTATATTGACGGAACTGGTGGTACTGCAATAGCAGGTTCTGAAATATTACAAGTAACATTAGCAGGAAGTATTATTGCAGGTGCTAACAACGGATTGTTCGACGATGTTAACGACAATCAAACAGTAATTATTAGAGCACAAACACAATTTAGTTTAACAGGAGTTACAGAGGTTGCTCCGACAAGACCATCAACTGCACTTGTTTTTGATAATCAAACAGATCAAACTTTAAGAACAATTGCATTCAGTACATCAAGCCCGGCTAACGGCGGTCTCTGGTCGGATCCTAGTCAAACTACAGTAACAGTTAGAGAAGCATATTCATATCTAAGTCTAGCGTTAAATGCTGATAATATCTCTGTAGTAGATCCTACTAATCCATCAAAAAGATTAGGATCACAGGCAGGGGATACTAAAATAGCGGTTAATGTCGGAGGATCTCCTAGCCAATTATTACTATCTAAATTAAATTCAGGAAATTTTGTATTTGGTTGGTACGGAAAGATACATGCTATAACCGGATTTACTCAAGGGGGACAAGATGTTTCTACTGTAAAATATATAAGTGGCTCTCTCCCAACTCCGGCAATTCAACAGTCTAAGCCACTTAAATTAATATCTGGTATTACTAATAGTTCAACTGTAACTATTACAACAACAGCACATACTTACACCGATGGAACTAGAGTTAGAATCTACGGAATTCCAGTTGCAAGTATGTATGCATTTAACGATACAATTGGTTATACTAAGTCAACTGGGGCTGACACCTTTGAGTTATATTCAGACATAACTTTAACTACAGGTATTGATACATCTAATACTGCTGTATATTCTCCTTGGACTACAGGCGGAAAAGTTGAATCTCCTACACTAGTAAGAACAACCACGGCACACGGCTACAGCGATCATGCTAGAATCTACATTTATAATGTAGGAGGTATGGTGCAACTAAACGGTCAAACTTTATACATTAAAGTGATGTCTTCTGATGAGTTTGAATTGTATGAAGATTCTGATTTGTTAAATCCATTAGACACTAGTTTATATACACCATATAGTGGTGTTGGCGGAACCGTACTTGTTGACAATCCCGATTATATTAGCATTAGCACAGTTTCAGAAATTTATAGTCCTGCTAGTGCTGCTGGATTATATGCGGGCTTTGATAGTGGTGTCAACTATAGTGTTCAGGCAGGACTACAAGCAGCAAGCTCTGGTGAAATAAGTGTCAACATCAGCACTACACGAGTTACTAGTCATGATTTCTTAGACATAGGCACTGGCGGTTATAATGATACTAATTATCCAAGACAGATTTATGGAGATCCAGTAACTCAGCCAAATCAATCTAACGAAGTAGTGGAAGAAGGTGAAGGAAGAGTATTTTATTCAAGTACTGATCAAGATGGTAATTTTAAAGTTGGTGAATTCTTTAGAGTTGACCAGGGAACAGGAACAGTTACTATTAGCGGAAGTATTAGTCTAGGAAGACTTGCTGGGATACAATTACTTCGAGGAGATGAAGTAAAAGAATTCAGTAATGACAGTTCGATGACCAATGCAGACACTGACACTGTGCCAACTGAGAGTGCAGTAGTAGGATATGTTAACAAACGTCTAGGATTAACTGAAGCCAGTGCACCAGTTTCAGGACCAATAGGACCTGGTTTCTTAGCTCTTGATAATAGCAATCAACCAACAGCAAATATAAGTTGGGCTGGATATAAGATTACTAACTTGTTAAATCCCACTGATCCTTTAGACGCTGCTAACAAAGATTATGTCGATACGCAACTTGCACTTCAGGATACTCTAGCAGAATTAGAAGACGTAGTAATCAGTGAGCCTTATATTGATGCTCAACTATTAGCAGCCAAACAAGTTCCAGGAGGTCTGGAGTGGCACAATGTCACTGTTACCGGTGATCTAAATCTTGAGTATGACAGTACTGCAAATAATATTGTAGCAAATCTAAGTTTAGGCAGTATTGTCAATGCTCAGATTGCCAATGACGCTGCTATTGATCAAAGTAAATTAAGTCTTTTGAACGGAACTGCAGGTGCTACAGCGGGTGTAGCTACTAAAGGTATAGTCAGCTTCAACAGTTCTAACTTTACAGTAGTTGATGGTTGGGTCAGCATTACTTCGACTGGACTGGCTAGTTTAGGTACTATAGCAGCTAAAAGTGTTTTAGGAAACAACGGTACAAGTACTGCATCTGTCGGAACTGTTTCAATGATGGATGCCACTAAAACAGGAATTAGTGAGACCTATAGTGGGAGCGGATTATTATCTATTACAAGAAACGAACTTGATCCAACTGTAATTACATACTCTACAACAGGAACTACAATAACAGGTGCAGCTGATTCATTATTAAAAACTGAAGCAGAAGATCCTACTACACTACCAACAATGCAGGCTGGCGGTGGTATAAATGTCAAATATCTACGACTTGACGGTTACAGAGTAGCAGACACTGGTACATTTACTATCTTAGATGGAACTACAAGTGAAACAACTGCACTAGTTACAAGATTCTTTACTCCTGCAGGACAGCAATACGAAGGTGCGCATTTCATGAGTGCTACCGGTGGTAGTGATAGTTCTTTACCAACAATTGAACTGCATGGTAATTTTAAAATACCAGAAGATGGCAGTACTATTGAAGCTACTTACGGTGACTTGTCAGAATATTATGAAGCAGATCAAGAATACGAGTCAGGTACTGTGTTAGTGTTCGGCGGAGAAAAAGAA